ATTTGATTACCGGGCTTGATGGGGTTGATAATGCAGCGGTAAGTTTTAACAAGTCGATGGCAGAAATGCAGAACGAGTTAAAAGGCCTTAAAAAAGAATTGACATTAGCCACCGATGCAACAAGGATAAAGGAACTAAACATTGCCATAAATAAAACCTCCGATTCTATTCGTAAACAGTCGGAAGCCTTACAGATACTTACCAATGGCATTAATAAACAATCGGATGCAACCGATAAATTAGGGGCTAAAAAAGAGGAATTAGTAAAGAAAACAGGCGGTGCAAATGTAGCATTAACGAACTTTGGGCGAGTAATTCAAGATGCGCCATTTGGTATTTTGGGCGTTGCAAATAACATTGACCCTTTACTTTCATCGTTCCAAAACTTAAAGAAAGAAACGGGAAGCACAAATAGCGCATTAAAGGCAATGGTAGCCGGATTAACGGGACCAGCTGGGGTAGCGATTGCAGTTTCTGCATTAACAAGTGCTTTTATTGCATTTGGTCCCGCAATTGGTGACGCAATAGCAAATATTTCTGCATTCGATAATGCCCAAAGAGAAGCGGCAGAAAACGGTGCAAAAGAATTTATTAAAGCACAACAAGAATTTACCAAGTATTCGGATACTATTAATGATGGAGCGAGTTCATATGAAAGACAAAAAGATGCTTTAAACAGCGTTAATTCATTAATAGGAGAGTATGGTTTAAAGATAAAATCATTATCAGATTTTCAGCGTATAGGCGCACAGGTTGGGGCTATTTATGCAGAAATTAAGAGAGAAGAAGCCAAAGCCTCTATACTATCAGCCAAAGCGGCCGAAGCATACGCCAAATCAGTTGCATTAAGTATTAAAGCACAGCAGGGGGATGTATTTGGATTAATTAAAGAATATAGTCTTTTAGATCAAATAATTGCTGGCATAGAATATTTTGAAGGTGCAGTTAGCGGAAGTCAAATAGGGCTTGTTACAGGTTACGCTAAAGCAGTTGCAAAAACAAGCCAAGAACAAAAACTTTTTAACAATGCAGCGGATGTATCTAACAACCGGGTAAAAGAATTAACAAAGTCTTTAGGTGCTATTCAGGGCGTAACAGAGGACTTTGGAGTTAAAACAGGCAATAACACCAAAAAGAATAAGGAAAATATTGATTCTATACAAAAATCAATTATTGAGTTTTTAGCACTTAATAAGATAATTGATAAGACTAATTTTAGACCGGTTGACACTTCATTGGTTGCCATACCAAAGCCGCCGCCATTACCAATACAAGCAGATCAGGAAAAGCAATTAAACCCGGCACTTACAGCGAGGGCGCAAAACATGATTAAGCTTACACAAGCTACATTTGACGCTAAGAATGCACAAGAAGCATATAATATGCAATTGCAAGAAGCTAATGTGTACGCTTCTTTATTGTTCCCGGCTATTGATAATATATTTAATGCCCTTGCAAGCGGCGGGGATGTATTTCAGGCGTTGGGAGATGGCTTAAAAAGATTAGCCATTGACCTTGCAGCAGCAGCAGCAAAAGCAGCAATATTAGCTGGTATAATGAGTTTATTGCCTGGAGGAGCAGCGGTAGGAGCAGCGGCTGGTAAAGGTGGATTTGGAAACATCTTCAAAGGCTTACTCGGCTTTGCGAACGGCGGTATAGTATCTAAGCCTACTATTGGAGTAGTGGGGGAGCGTAATGAAAGCGAGGCTATTATGCCATTGAGCCGCCTTAGTGGAATGCTTAACATGGCTGCCAACATAGGGGCATCGAACATGGGAGGCAGTGGGGAGTTTGTAATTAGAGGTAACGATTTAGTATTAGCAACAAACAGGGCTAATTCATCATTAAATTTAAGGAGGGGTTAATTATGGCATATTCGGTAAAGTATAGAGTTAAGGTTGCAACACAATCAAATACAATAATGAAGTTAGATTTATTGGAAGATGGGTATTCTGGCAGCGTAATAGAATACCCGGCTACAACATTTAATCTTCAATATATACCGGCAAGCGATGACCCATTTGAACCTATTATTGCGTCACAGCTAAGTATTGGCATAGATGTAACCGATAACATGGCTAATTTACCAGACTTTGTTACGCTTAACGACCGAAAATATCTATGTAAGTTATACGAAGATAGCAATATTGTTTGGGTGGGATGGGCATTAACGGAAAATATACAAATGCCATTTACAACGGGATTAAAGGAAATACAATTTAACGCAATATGTGGATTGGGAATGTTAGCCTACATAACGTATAATACAACGGCTACCAATACTATATTTAAACACGCACTATTAGAAATTATACTAAACTGCCTTAATTCGGTAAATTTTGACACTAACCTGAATTTATTTACGGCGTGTTCTATGTATTCAACAACGCATACCGACAGATTAGATGCACCGGCAAATGAGCCATTCGCTCAAACATATATTAGCCTTAATTCATTACAAGTAAGCGGTAAATTTAAGGATTGTTTAACAATATTAAAAGAAATACTAATTTCATTCGGTTGCAGATTAATACAATCAAATGGCGAATGGAATATACTCCAAGTAAACCAACAAGCTAATGCAACCAATTATTTCACTAAATTTAATAATGCCGGAACTGTAATAGGTTCAGGAACTTACACGAACAGGAAAAACATACCTGCCAACGGTCATTTTATTGGTAATTCGCAGCTAAAAATATTAAATAAGGGATACAACAACATTGTAAGTAATAACAAGTTAGACTATAACGATAACTTACTTTATAATGGGGATTTTTTGGTAAAAGTGCCAATAGTTCCGCACGATCCCCGATATGAAATACCGGAGGGATGGACTACACAATTCACAACCAACGGCATTAACTGGGCGGCAATGACCAATATTTACACAGGTCAATACGATACAGTTGCATTGGTAGGAGGACCAGGAACTGCATCCCTTAAATATAATTCATCGGTATTTGTTAACGAATACGAGGAAATTGTTTTATCCCTAATGCCTTATTCATCCGACCCAATAGCAATAGACGGCGTTAACTTTAAGGTGAAGATTTATATCAATACAGTATCTGGCATTTATTCGTATAATAACGTAGGTACGGAGGAATGGATAGGCCCCGTATTAATACCAAGTCCAACATCTTACTACAATGTAGACAATACCCCAACGAATAAGCAATGGACTTTAAATTTAAAGCCGGCACCTGCAAGGGGTATGATTACGATTGAATTTTTATTAATTGCCGGTTCTGCCGATGTAATAGGCTTGTCTAAAATTAACTTAAAGGTTAATAATCAGATTGAAGCGATTAATATATCTTCTAAGATAACGGCAGCAACCGCCTACAATAAAGAAGTTCAACTGTTTTATGGGCTATCCCCAAAAGTAAATGGAAGATATGGCTTTAATGGTTTTATATCTGACGCGTTAGGAGATCCGTTGAATGACTGGTACATGATGGAGCGGCCATCGGATAAATACTTTTCATTGGCAGAATTAACGATTAAGAATTATGCCAACCTATTTTTCAAAAACATTGTTAATGTAGACGCTACTATTGAGATACCTAATTTAGTAGGGAATACTACTTTTGAATTTGAAGATACAGACCCGGCTCAAATTTCGGCCGACAATAAAGTTTACTTAATTGGCAATAGCACCTACCAACATAATATTCAAGAGTTGCAAGGTTTATGTGTGGAAGTAAGCAATACCAACCAGACAGCAACGGTAACGCAAGAAGATGTATATCCTGAACTTACCATCCCTCCATTTTATGCGAGGAAGATTTACAACGCTCCGGTAAATACAGATGTAGAAGCGTGTACAATTGGAAGTGTTTTTAACAAAACTTTGTACGCAAAGTACATATCGTTATACGTTGGGGAATATTTATACGAGGATACAAGGTTCTTAATTCCGTTTGATGGGCAGCAAAAGTTTTGGGCGGTGCAATTTGAAGAGCGGTTCACAAAAAAGGCAATTAAAATAGATACGGATGGCAGAATTATGATAATAACTAACTGTTAATTAGTTTAAATTTGCGTTATGATTATTAAAGGTTCGGAAGTAATACTATATAAGAATGATCTTGAATTTGGATGCAGCAAAGACTGTAGCTTAAGTCTACAAATGGACTTAAAAGAAATTACAAGCCAAACAAGCGCATTTTGGAGGGAATATAAATCTAACATTAAGACATGGTCAATGCAGATAAGCGGATTGACCGGAACAAACGGATACACATTTGCGGCTATTTCGCAAGACTGGATGAACGGCGTTACATTATCTGTATCAATGGTATTTAATGCAGGAGGTACGCAGTACATAACCTTTGCCGGGAACGTTAAAATTGTAAATGTAGAACTTACAGGCAATTACAGAGCGGCCGGGACTTATTCGGTACAATTGCAAGGAACGGGCGCAATGACCATCACTAACACCATTACACCACCAATAACATCAGCTAACGTGAAAACAGCGGTATATACAGCCACCGGAGGCGAAACATCTATAAGTATGGGCTCATCGGTAAACATTACAGAATTACTATTTGTAGCAAGAGGCGCATCGGTTAATGCGGGACCATTTATTACAAGTGGAAGCCCATTAGGCAGTAACGTTAAGTACACAACGGGCGTGAATCCTACCATACAGTTCGCACCGGATGCGCCGTTATTTGAGGGGGAGTTTATACGAGTATTATACAATTAAAAGTGAATATAAATGAAGAGAATTATTTTACTATTGCTGTTATTCAGCAACTATTTAACCGCCCAACAGTGGCAGCCAACGAGTATAAGGCAGCGGTTTGTTAATGGCATTGGAATTCCTACAAGGGACACATTGCCAGGGGCATTGTCAGACAGTTCACAGTTGGTATTGCGCCCACAGGATAGCATCGTGTATTACAAGTATAAAGGATATTGGAGGGCGTTAGGTGGTGGAGCGGCTGCATTTACCAGTACATTACAGCATGAAGTTAAAGCCGGCGAGGCTATAACCAAAGGGCAAGCGGTATATGTTACAAGTGCCGACGGAACTAATATGATAGTTAGTAAGGCATCGAACGCAACAGAAGCTACATCGAGCAAAACATTAGGATTAATAGCATCTACATTGGCTACCAACGGCAAAGGCTATGTAATTACAGAGGGATTATTGGCCGGATTGAATACAAGTACCGCCACAGCAGGGGATGCAGTATGGTTAGGTACTGGAGGGAATTTAATTTATGGATTAGCTAATAAACCAACCGCACCCGCTCATTTAGTGTTCATTGGCATTGTAACGAGGTCAAACAGTAACAATGGTGAAATATTTGTTAAGCCCCAAAACGGATTTGAGTTAAACGAGATACACGATGTTGCAATAAACAGCCCACGTAATCAGTCGATTTTATTATACGATTCAGTTGCTAAGTTGTGGAGGGATACACTTGCTAGTGTAATTACAGCTAATAAGGTTAATATTTCTGATACTGCGGCAATGCTTACACCGTATTTGCGCTCAAACGTTGCAACGGCTACATACGAGCCTAAGATTACCGCCGGTACAACAGCGCAATATTGGAGGGGCGATAAAAGCTGGCAGACATTGCCGGTATATACATTGGCAGGGTTAGGAGGTCAACCACAACTTAACGGAACTGGCTTTGTGAAAGCATCGGGAACTACCATTAGCTACGACAATAGTAGTTATTATTTGGCATCTAACCCCAACGGCTACACTTCCAATACAGGAACGGTAACAAGCATAGCAACAACAGCACCGTTAACAGGTGGTACTATTACCACATCGGGAACGTTGGGGATTACGCAAGCCACCGCTTCAACAAGTGGATTCCTTAGTTCAACCGATTGGAATACCTTTAATGGCAAACAAAATGCCATTACCAACCCAACCACAGGGACAGGTACTACCAACTATGTAACTAAGTGGACAGGAACAAGTGCGTTGGGTAATAGTCAAATATTTGATAATGGTACTAATGTGGGGATAGGAACTGCAAGTCCTTTAAGTTTATTAAGTTTAGGCTCATCTGTATCTGCTCAAAAGTTTTTAATATATGATGCTGCAAATAATTTTAGATATGGATTTGGAATACAAGATAATGAATTAAGACAATTTTGTCCTTCTAATGGTTTTATGAGTTTTGGAGGAGTTTCAACTTCTGACGGTTCAACTTTTTCCGAACGCCTCCGCATCACCTCATCAGGTAACGTAGGTATAGGTAGTACTTCACCTGATGCTAAGTTAAGGGTATCGGGTTTATCCAATGGCACACAAGCTATTTTTGGAGTTGTTGATGGTAGAGGTTTAGAGATTGCCACAGTATTAGCAGCAGGAACAAATGAAGCAGGAAGTATATTAAATGCAAGAGGTGCAGGTTCAGGAACACTAATATTACAAACTGAAGGAACAGAACGTATGCGTATCACCTCATCAGGTAACGTAGGTATAGGTACTACTTCACCTGCTGCTACATTGGATGTTACAGGTACAGGGAAATACAGTTCGTTATTATCATTAAATGGAGGAAACATAGATGGCTCATTAAGTGATGTATTAAGTATTGGGAACGGTACATATCCATTACCAAGACATAAATTTAAATCATCAACTTCGTCTGGAATTGGTGGAAATATATTAGCATTAAATATTGCCACAAGTAATTCTACTGATGTTGAGGTTATTAGATTTACAGGAAACGGTAACGTAGGTATAGGAACTACTTCACCTGCTGAAAAGCTATCAGTTGCAGGTAGGTTATTAGTCAATACCAACACAACAGACGGAGCGAATGCCTTGCAAGTAAATGGCAGCGCAAAAGTATCTTCATTAGCTGGTACGGGAGAAAGATTAGTGGCAGCCGATGCAAGCGGTAAGTTAGTAGTGAGTGCCAATATTTCAAGTGGTTACTATACGCCTACCATAACGCTAATTAACGGAATAGCATCAGCAACCGCATCGCCGCTTATTTACACCAATATAAATGGCATTGTTACTGTTACCGGTAAAATAACAATAAATTCAAATTCAATAACAGAGGGGAACCAATTAGAAATTAATTTACCCGCTTCTAATCCAAACGTATCGCCGAATAGTGTTGGCGGTTGTGGAGTTGAAATAACAACAACACCAACAAGAAACCAAGATGTATTGAATTTTAATTCTGCATTTAATTACGCTAAAATCGCAATAACTTTTAAATCAAACGCAACTGGATCAAAAGTATATACATTTACATTTAGTTACGATTCAAATTACTTTCCATAAAAATTAACCCAATGAAACAAATACTTACCATCATTGCAGTAATGTTCTGCATTAGTTTACAAGCGCAAACAGTTGATACCGTTGCTAATTCGGTACAAATTAAGCCAGTAATTAACCACTTCACGCATGATACCGCCTACCAATTAAAGTGGCGCATAATTAACGTTGAAAGGGATAGTACTTCGCCAGGTAATAGTTACGTTGAATTATTTGACCGTAAAGGCAAAAAAGTATATGATTCTAATATTTCCATTCCACGTGAAACAATTAACGCATGGGTGAATGATGTGGTGATAGATAATTACATAATGTTTATGCTGCATTTAGAAAAAAGGAATTAATTTTGGCAAAACTTTCCTAATGAATAAATACGGAATTGATATAGCGTTATTGGTTAGCGGCTTTGCCGGTGCAATACTATTTTTAAAGAAAATAGGAGAAAAAAGTATTAGTTCTGGCTTTTTATCACTCATTAGTGGTTCATTATGTGCCAACTATTTAACCCCATTCATTAGCGACTTATTGCACATTTCAGGTGATAGCCGTTACGGAGTTGGTTTTGTATTGGGATACATTGGACTTAAAGGAGTAGAAAAAATCGCAAATAAATTACTTAAAAAAATATAATGATAGTTCCTTTATTCAATTCGGTAATAAATATGTTGCTGTTTATATTGAACGTTTATATATTTCTTTTATACATAAATAAAGAGCATCAAAGTAAGTGGTTCCACTACCTTAAAATAGCCATGTCATTAATATTAATAGGCACTTTTTGGCAATCGTTGGTTAGCTTAGACGAAGCACTCAATAAAACAAAAGTGGTTACTATTAATGATGCCCCCTCTATCTTAAGAAATTTAGGATTTTTACTCAATTCATTTTTTTTCATTCACATTTATAAAAATAAATAATCATGGAATACACCCCTTTAGTTTTAGGCGCATTAGGCATTGGCGGAATCTTACTTCACAACCTTATGAAGATGGATGAGATTAACAAGAGAAAGAAAGGCAAATTTGCATTATCAGAATACCTTGCAGTTGAGCGTTTTAGCATCATTTTAAGCGTGATATTAGTGGCGGTATGCGTTACGGTTAGCCAAGAAGTTAAGCAGCTGGAAGCGGTAGGTAAATGGCTCGGATTGGCATTTGTAGCCATTGGGTATATGAGCCAGAGTATTATTTTGAAATTCTCCAGCAAAGCAGAAGAAAAGTTAAAACCATGAGATACCTATTAATTTTGTTATTATTCGCTTCGTGTGTGGTTAGTCGGAAATCCCGAACAACCACTATTACCAATACCGATTCAGTTCATGTAACTGTTACCGATACAAGCCGTCGCACCATTGAATTAACCGACTATGCGAATAAGACAGTTGAAGTATACGATACTGTTAGAATTAGTAAGGATAGCGTTATTACGGTGCTTAGATACCGAACAATATGGGAAACAAAAAAGCAGTATAAAGACGAAACGAAAAACGCTATTGTTAAGGATAGCGTAAGGGTGGTAACTAAGGAGGTTGTAAAGACTAAAACAGTTGATAGTACTAATAAACTTTTATTGTTGTTCGCTTTCTTTGGTATTTTATTGATAATAGCAGCAATACTTTATAAAATTAAATAAATGAAATTATCTGAACACTTAGAATTAGCCGAATTTATTCGCAGTTCAACAGCAAAGCGTTTAGCGATTTGCAATACGCCAACGGATGAGCATTTTAAAAATGCTAAGTTATGGGCTGAAAATATATTTGAGCCGATACGGTTACATTTTAGGCGGCCTATATTTTTATCGAGCGGTTACCGCTCAAAGGCGTTAAATGATGCAACGCCTGGCAGTAGTTCAACATCACAACATTCAACAGGTGAAGCCGGGGATATTGATCAAGACGGAACA